GTGTGCTGGCTCATCAAAAAAACGCCCGCCCTTGCTTAAATTGCAACGCTGGCACAATACTTGCAGGTTATCTAACTGGTCACCGCTATCGCCTACCAACCGCTTCGGGATAATGTGATCAATGTGCAGTTTCGTGCGTTCATCTTCACCACATTGCACACATATTGCACCATCACGCTTAAACACAATCTCACGAAGCTTGCGCCATTCGCTAGTGCTGCCACCTTTCCAACCTTTGCTCATTGCCAGTTCCTAATCTTCAAATGTGACATTGCTTTGCATGGCTTATTGTCGTATCTATGCGCTACATATTTCAACCACATATCAATTTGTTGATAAGCGTTGAGATATTTAACTTTGTTATTTTTCATTTGAAATAACCCATAATGACCAGCATTGTGCGCTAACGGATTCCATCTGCTTTCGATGTGTGCCACATAATAAGCGCATTTATATTGTTTTTCGCTTATTAGTTTTGAATGTAAGTAAAGCTTATAATGATCAGTGTTTGTTGCTGCATTCAGTGGCAAGGTTTGCATGGAGATTGCCGCTAGGCATAGAGATAGCCCAAACGCATTTCGTCTTGCTTTCGAGCTAACCGCAAGCGGCTCTCCAGCGCGAGAAAAGCGTAACACCCTTGTCAATGGTGTGGATAACTTACGCTTATTCTGACCAGTCATGACCAAGTTATCCACAGATTGTGAATTCATCGTATTCGACCATTTACATTGGTCATTTATCGCCTCCCCATCCACTGCCCTTAAAATGCACACCACTGATCCGGTAGTCACGCCTCATTTCAGTGTTACATTCGGGGCAAATTGGAATAACCCATTCAGCTGCAAATGGTTTGAATATTGTTTCACGAAAGTCGCAAAACCTACATTTCCATGCATAATCAGGCATTTCTACGCCTTTCCAATTCATGTGTTAATGGTTGCAATATATGCCTATTAACAATTACACCAATCCAAACTAGTGGCCATAACAATGTAATAATCGCAGACATTGACATAATCATTGCTAATTCAAATGTGTCCAATTCACCCATTTCACGCTCATATTCATACATATATATGAACACTTTTTTGAATGTAAATGCATAACCCAAAGCGTAAGCAATCAGCAATTTAGTCATTTTTGACCTCAATCTGCTCGATGCCCATAACTCCACATTCTAAGCATTGAAGTAAAGCCACACCATCGCCTAGCTTCATTTCATTTGCTGCATCTAAATTGCCATGCTTTGTGACTTTCTTACACGCTCGACATTTACTTTTAATCAATTGCTGCTGCATAAATGCTCGCTCCTAGCGTTTCGATTGGTTGCAAATGGTTTTGGCTGACCCACCATGTCGGTTGGCTTGAATGTCTGTAACGATCTCTTTGAGCCATTGTCACCGGAATCCAGCCCTTTATCATGTAGGTCGGACTTTTGCCTACGACTAAAACTGCAATGTCATTCTTACGATCACCCTCATGGATAATCAATGAGCCATCGGTGTATTTAGTCCATTTGACTTCAAGCGCATTTCCCACATCGGCTTTGTTCTTGAAATTGTTATTCGATTGCATAGGATCAAATGGAAGTCCATAATATTTTGCCACCGCCCATTCTGATGCCACACTCTCAGCCTCTTCGCACACTCGTTCTTGAAATGATAACGAATTGTTATAGTAATGACCGGAATTGTGTCCAGCCAATTTACGCATTAAGCGTTGAAGTCCAGCGACTGTGCATTGTGCAAGCTCGTCATTTGCTAACTTGATATAGCTCATTGGCGGCAATCCACACATACTTGAATCCAGTCATTATCGACTAGAAATGTCGTGACGACTTTGCTTGCTGGTCGGTATTTATAGCATTCATCGCAATATGCGGCAGGTTCAATAACCATTTCACCATCTGCGTTGATCCATTTAGCCACTTTGCCATTTTCGGTGTCTTTAATCATTTCCACATAGCCCATTATTCGCCATCCTTAAATCGCCACTCGCCTGTGGTTTTAGACATTACCATCCATCGCGCCGGACATTGATTGGCTCGATCCTTTTCGGTGCAGGTGTAGCCCTTATATGGCTTACCATCTTTCACGCCCTCTTTCAATGTCATTAAGCCATGATTGCAATAAGGCGCATCAGCTGATATAGCTGCGCTTGCTTTGAAATCCATTGTGTTCGTTGCCCACACATCTTCATCAGAATGGTTTGTGCGCTCGAAGCGTGGTGCTGGTTTAGTAGCTGCATTGCCATCATCATCTTCCGGTGCTATTCCGCAAGCAGTCATAAGTGAATATCTGCGAGCGTAAGTCAGCGCTGACCCGTAGGCTTGCGGCGTTTGTTGAGATGCTGGCACAAATAGCGAACCAGCTTCATAAATTTCGCCTGAGCGATGTAGGAATGTAGTGCTTATGATGATGCCCGTGTCGCTTTCGGCAGTGTGCTGAATAAGCGCAATCCCGTTTTCATGTAGCGCATCAATAACTGCATCGATGCAAGCGCCTAAATCGGCATACTTTGAGCGAAAATGTGGATTTTGGCTATTTTTCAACGCTGGTTGAAATTTAGTCTGCGCCAAAACTAAAGCTGCTGCGATCTCTTTCATCGCTTCACCAACTGACTGATGTGACGATTAACTGCGCGACCTCGCATATAGCCTTTAACTTGTCCGACATCGAAGCCGCGTAAATAGCCCACTCCGAATCCCATGAAGAAAAACCAAATAAAGCCGACCCATTGATAAATGTTCATTAGAGCTCCCGATCTAATTGTGGGAGCTTTGTTGCTCCCTGCGTAAATGGTGGAGCATCTATCAAATCAGGTCAAGCATTGAGCCTAATTACGGGCGTGTCTATTTATCGTGGTTTTCAATGTGCTTAATCAGCATTGTGCGGATTTCTTTTAAGTCTTCACGCACACCATTAGCAAAACCATTGGAAACTGGTCTGGAATTCTTCTCAGCTTTAGCGGCAAATAGCGCCGCGATTCCGGCAATAGTCGAGCTAGCGACCATCGCAATCGCAGTGATAACTTCGGTCATTTTTCAGATTTGACCCCAAATGCAGCATCCTTTGGATTTAACCAGCGAAGCACTGGTGGCAAAACTGCTGCCAATCCAGCTGCGCCCAGCTTCTTAGGGTCGGTTTCGCCCGCAAGGTATAAAGCTAAAGCAGCAGCGGCAAATGATCGTGCATAACTGGCAACGATCGTCTTAATATCTTTCATTTCTTTTTACCTTTCAGGATGCCGGATTGTGGCACTTCCACCGCCGGATATTCTCCCGAATAGGCAAGATATTTTGGTCTAGCGAAACCAATAATTTCTTTGCCAATTGTGCGAACCTTGACCATCACCATGCCGCCATTTGACTGAGAGCCATTGCCGGATGTGTTGCCCTCGATTGTCAGCACTTGTTTTTTGTCAATTAGTCCGACTACTAAGCCAATGTGTTCAATGGAATTTTTCCCACTAAAACCCATATAAACCAAATCTCCGAGCTCAGGCGAACCATTGACCCAGCAGCCGAATTCTTTCATTTTATTAGCACCTTGAATTGTGCTGATCTGACTAGGTAACTTTTTAACCCCAGCGCGTTTTGCACACCAATCAATGAAATATCCACACCATGCAAGTCCATTGCCATTGTTATATTTCACGACATTATCGCCAGTTTCGGCAACGCCAATTTCATCTTTAGCCACGCGGATCATTCGAGCTGCGCTGCCCACTGGATATTCAGCCATTAAATGTTCCATCCTTATATTCATCGCCAATTTTCACGCTAGGCAAATCATCGACATTGACAAAATGTGAATTGTCCGGCAGCTCATCGACTTCATCATCGAAAAATGCCACGACTTTATTCTTCTTGATTTGCGCTAGCTTCATCTTGTCTCGCTTGGTAATCAGCCAATTCTTCGGCAGTCATTTCGCGTTCAGTTACTTCGCCAGTTGCTACATCAATTTCCATCACTTTTGCCATTATTTAACTCCATATAAATAAACTGTGCCAGCGGCATTGAATGTGTTATCGGTTATCAAATTGACTTGTGAAACTATGCTGGTGCCTTTGTAATAACCTGTAAATTGATTTTTTACCAAGCTTGAAGCAGTTGCACCTGAATTGGCAGCGTTTACGATTGATTTTAATCCTGTGCTATCGCAGTTTCCAAATTCCACGAAACCCTGCGGATTTGTGCCGCTGGGGCTAAAACCGATTGAAGTTCCGAAAATGGTTAAAGCATTTTGATAAAGTGGTGCGGAATACCAGTCCACGCTGGTGTATAAATAATTGCTAGAAGAATCATTGTTTAATCTAACGCTTACTGATCCACTTGCAGCTAAAGTTGTATCATCCCAAATTAGAAGCAATTTGCGATAAGTTGAAAGTCCAGTGAAATTCACTGAAGCGGATGCGGCAGTAGGCGTGACTGATGAAATAAGTTCCCAATAGTCAGTGCCTGTGCCGCCAATTTTAGATATTGACATTAGGCAACCTCAGTTCCAAATGCGTTAAATGATAAATCAGCGGTGGAAGCATAAACGCGCAGCACATCGCTTGAATCTAAAGTTAAACCTAAAGTAAGCGCGACTGTTTCTTTTGCATTTATATTTGCATCATAAACTAGGTATTGATTGTTCGCTGCGGCTGCGCCATTGGCTGCCACATAAACGCGATAAGTTGCAGCTGAAGCACCGCGATTGCAAATTACAATTGTGCTTATGATGCTTTCGGTTGATGCTGGCACTGTGTAAAGCGCAGTTTCAGTCGTTGCCGCTGGAGCGCTTTGACCAAGTATTTTATAGGTTGTCGTTGCCATTTAAGCTCCCATCAATAGGAATGGATGTGGATTTTCGCCCTTGAAATTTTCAATCTTTGAAACTGTGGTATCAATTGCATTGCCAAGTGTGCGGATCGCTTCCGCGCCCTCTTTGAGATAGTCGCTATCGTCAGGTTCTGTCCAGCTATAAGTCGGTGAATATGCCATGCGCTTATCCTACGGCAATCCGACTTCATCGACATTTTGCCATGTCGTGTCGGGAATAGTTCCAAAATAGGCATTGGCAGTCGATGTCGAAGCGTTAGCAGTTCCAGTCCATGCCAGTGTGTAATTGCGATTGGCTGGAATATCGGTATTTGTTCCATCCCAATAATAAGTATTTGATGCTTGCTGAGTTGCCATAATTCCATCGACTAAATAAGCATCGTTAATAGCACCTGTTGAAGTGTGATATAAATTGACTGCCATATAAAGCGAATTTGCATTAGTAAAAGTTGCGGTAAGGGTTGATTGTGTCCAGCCTGTAGGGTTGGTTAAAGTGTTACCTACAAATGATTCCACTGCAGTTGTTCCAGTTGCAGTTGCAAAAGTGTTGATTTGTATTCTCAGATTTCGTGTCCCAATTAGGTTTTTGAAATAACCTTGAATTGTCCATGTTTGACCATTGGCTATTGGTATTCGATAAGTTCCGTTTCTGGTCATGGTCGCTCCTGCTAAACCAGTCGCAGCTAGGCAATTAACTCTTAGAGAGTTGCTGCCAAATTTGGCATCGGTAGTGTATTGGCTGACTGTGTAATTGACATTAAAGCCTATCCAGCCAGTTGATGCAGTTTCGATTGATGGATTGATAACTGCGTTGGTTCGCGTGGTCTTTACCGCCAGCGGATCGACATCATCCCATGCAATAAGCGGATCGACATCTTGCCAGCGAATTGGCACGACTGAATAAGCAGTGTCTGAGCTGGTTATGGTTAAAAATGCTTGATTGCGATTGATGGTCAAATTCCAGCCCTCAACAAAACCTTGATAAGTCACTGGACTAATTGCCACTGGTAAATCTTCAATTTGAATTGCCATGCCCATATAAACGCCAATTAGGCTATCAAGCACCGCATTTGTGATGTTGGGATTGTCTAGGTTGATATTAAATGAGCTGAAATTGGTCTGTGGTATTGAGCGCAGCGACACATAGCGTTCAGCAATGTTTGTGGCTTCGCTGGCATCTTCCAATTCTGTGTCAATTCGAGCTTCGAATAAGCCATATTGCGTGATGCTATGTGTGTCTTCGGCGCTGGTCTGATCATTGTTTTTGTAAAACAAAATGACCCGATTCACAATGTCGGCTAATGATCTGCGACTATTGATGCCGCGCCAATTGATGACATTGGTTGGAATATTCAAATATCCGGTGGCTGCCACATCCAGCGTTCGGCGGCTTTCGTTGGCATAACCCACTTTTCCATCTGTGGTTTCGTAGATATAGCCAAAACACATTCCGGCGTAATAACTTGCCAGCGAATAAGCATCGGTTGGATTAGCTGGTCTGTTAGTCAGCTGATAAACGCCTGGTGTATCAACCACATCAATGGTCACTCCGGCTTCAGTAAATATGCGATCTATTCGCACATCGTCATATTCTTTTGGATAATCAGTCGTTCCTACGATAACGCGCGACATCGCGGCAAATGCACCAATGGCGCTGATGTTTTGAATGGCAGTGGTTTTGACCGAGCCTGAAGCATCGATCTCATTAGACACATCTGTAATTGTGCCTGTGAAAACTGTGATGATAGTTCCATCTGAATCTTCAATGCTAACGCTGACACTATCGTTTATTTCGAAACCATAATCGGTATTGGTGGCATTCAAAATGCTAACGCTTGCAAAAGATGAGCGAGCCTGATTCCAGATTGTCGTGCGACCATAATTGATTGAAACGCCATTTAGCGATGAACCAGTAAAATCAACGCCATTGATGGTTACTGTGGCATTTGGTGTCCATGTCATAGGACTGCGAACCTGCTAACGCCTAAATTGGTAAATGACCCACTGGTTGAAGCTTCTTTGTTCAAAATGTCATTGATTTGGCGAGCAGTTCCAATTGGATCGATTGCACCATTGATGTTGATAGTCACACCGCCCATTGCTTCAAGTTTATTAAGCACACCTGTGCGCGTGTTAATACTTGCCCCATTCGCGACCGCTGCGCCCTGTGCTGCAATAAGCGCACTTGACTGATCTGCAAGGTTTAGTGGCGTGGTTACCTTTACGCCACCGGATGCGTTTATGCCACCGCCTGAAACTGTTGGAATAATGATTGAACCGCCACCACCGCCACCACCGCTTGATGAGCTGCTGCCTGTTTTCAAATTCGGGTTGCCCTCATAAATGGTTGAAGATGATGAACCGCCACCGCCCTTGATAATGCTTGCCAAAACGCCAGTGGTTATGCCCACTGCTGCCAGTGTTGCAATTGCAGTGCCCACACTTACGCCGCCAGTTGCGAATGCAGCTGCGATGCCTGTGGTTATGTAGGCAGTTCGTAATAAAGTCAGCGCAGCAATGATTGCTTGAATGCCGGAGACAATTTTGGCAGATACGAAAACCGCCGCCAATACGCCTGTCAAAATCAGCAATTCATCTTTGAAGCGGATAACAAAATCAATCATTCCGCGAATGCGCTCGCCCCATTTGTAAAATGCTTCATAAGTTCCATTCAAGCTTGATAAAACGCTCTTATCGCCTGTTAAACCGCCAATGGTGGCTTGCAACGCTGGCACGAAATGTTGCATCAGCCATGCAGTCAATTCCTGCACAATCGGAAGTAATGCCATGCCAATCGATTCATTGGCTTCATCGAGCGCAATCTTTACGCGCTCCAAGCCCTTTTGTGTCGTGTCAGCAGTATCTTCAGCGAAATTGCCCCATGTGGCATCAAGTTCAGCTGCAATTTTGTTGAAATCACCGGACTTCAATGTGGCGCTATCAATGCCCAATCCCAGTTTGCCCAATGCAGCAGTGTTGCCATCGTAGGCTTTACCTAAAGCATTGGTGACTGTTTCCAGCGGCTTTCCGGTTGCCGCCTGAAGATCGAGCGCTAAATTAAGAAGCTTCTGAGCCTCTTCGACATTGTTTGTTGATCTAACTAATCTGTCAAATGCTGGTCGCAATTCATCATCAGTTATGCCAATGGCAATTGATGTTTTGGTAATCCACTTTTCAACCTCAGCGATTTGTCCGGATGTGGCAGTGGTTGTCGCTTTGATTGTGGTTGCTAATTTAATCTGTGCAGCTTCATCGGCGGCAGCGGCTTCGACTGCTTGCTTTGCATAAGCTAAAGTCGCAGCGCCAGCGGCTGCAAATGCCAGCGCCGCTTTCTTTCCAAAATCTCCAATCTGTTCGGTGGCTGATTTGGTCTGTGCAGTTGATTTGTTTAAGCCATCGGTAAAGTTATTGATGTCAGCTAATAGTTTGAGCGTTAGCGTTCTCGATGCGCTTGCCATTAATCATCCCACTTTCCCAAAATTTTTTGAAAGCTTTGTTCCCATTCTCTCACGATATAAGGTTGTTCCCTGCGAAGCGTTGGATAAATAAACCAACCTTTTGAACCGCGACCCTCTCGACCTGACCACACCGGAAATTGCTTAAAGCGATTTGATCCAAATTCGTTGCCGCCCCATAGCATCTGCGTAGTGCCGCCACCGGATAATTTTTGCGATGCAAAACCAAGCGATAATTCGCCAATTTTGGATGATTTCTTTACGCGGCTGCCCTCAGCGATACGCCTAGCAGCTGGTGAATCATTGCCGCGATTTTGTGCAGCGTTGATGATTTTGCCCTGTAAGTAAGTGGCTAAACCGCCTGAAATTTCTTTTGCCTGTGCAATTGAAGCTTCATCCATGTTCTTAAAAGCTTTGAAAAGCGCTGACAATTGAGCTTTGTCAAAAGCCATTGCCTCTTCTTCAGCCATTGTTGCGCTCTTTCATTATCTCGATTGCAGTTAGCACATCTTCAGCCGATACAAATTCCGAAACCGGAATTCCTGAAGCTAGTGCCAGTTCCCAAATTATTCGGCTGATGCTTCCTGCTGGATGGCTTTTGGGTCTGCTTCACCGACAATCACATCTAGGACTGTTTCACACCACACTTCAAATGGCTTTATCGGATTTGCACCGCCATTTTCTCGCTTCATTGCATGGTAAGCAAGGAAGAGAAGATCGTGCAGCCCAATCTTCTCTTGCGCTTGCGAAATTGTGTTACCAGTCTTTAGCTCCCACTTAACCCACTCCGGCGGCTGCGCCACATAGGTTGCCTGCTTGCCATTT